TAGACTTAGTACCTTGCCTGTTGATATGCGTAAATTGCACCATCAACATATCAATATTTAGACCAGACTCGGTAAGAAAACGTACTTGATCCACCATAGTTTGATTAGATGACCGGAAACATCCTTGGCCCAGATTCCAGAGTTTCTTCTGATATTTGGCAGCAATCAGTCCAGGAAATGATCGCGTCACTGGCAATCCATGGCCTGTGGTTATACTGCTGCCCAGGCATACTACAATGGGATCAGTATCATCGACGTCGAAATCAAAGTCAGATCGGTAACCTTGGTTATTAAAAGTATAATCAATTATGCCACGGAAATCGCTGCCATAGCAGGCGAATGTTTCGCCTCTGAGATCAAATTGACTGTGGTAGGGTTGTGGAAAGGATTGGTGCATTGTACTGTATTTATAGTAGCATATTATCAGTCTTATAATTTAATTAAATCTGAATTTCCATAAATACCACATATTGGAGTTAAAATTTTGCAAAAGCGTACTCGCAGCATACTTGACGAACTGGATAGTTTGTTGGCACATCGCGATCGAGCAAATCTAGTGGAAAGTCGTGCTAGTAATGTCATCGCTGGAGCCATTAATCTGGTCAGGTATATCCGTGAAAACTATGATGCTGATGCAGCAGAAGAGTTGGAACGCAGACTAATTAATAGCATTCGAAGCCAAGACCCCAATAAATTCATACGTGGCGTAAGGAGATTTGGTAACGATGAAAACGAATAACACAAGAAAATCAGTATCGGAAGCTACACCAGCACAACAACGTGCGGCACTGACTAAGAATCGTGCGGCCGCAGCAGCCAAGCAACCAGGTGTACCACCTGCTACTTCGGCACCAACTGCACCAGCACCAGCCACTGCTGTACCTGATCCTATCACTGGTAAAATAGCAGGGCAAGCTGCTCCAAAATATTCCAATAAACGTGATTCTTTTTCCAACCCACAGTTAGGCGTCGCGGGTAATATCGGTAAAGGGATATTAAAAACAGCCGCAGCATTGGGCAACGACACAGCCGACAAAGCCGTGCGAGGAATTGACGCCTTAGGCAAAAACAATGATCCAACTGCTGGTGGTGCAGCTGGTGCAGCTGGTGCAGCTGGTGCAGCTGGTGCAGCTGGTGCAGCTGGTGCAGCTGGTGCAGCCAAACCTGATCCCATGGCCCCAGTGGGCGGTACTACGGCCCCGGCCCCTGCTGCTGCACCAGTGGCAGATACTGGTTTATTTGCGGATCCAGCAGCGTTTACAGCAGCATGGGATAAATTTATCAAGGATCCAAATAGCTCAGCTGGTAGCCTAAACGCTGCTGGTGGTAAATTTGATCTGTCAGTCAATAGAGAACTATTGGGATTATTTCAACACATGTACAGCCAAGCTGGCGGTGTAATGAAAGAATCGCGATTCATCGCCAAGCGAAACATGTTGATTGAAAATATTATTCGTCGCGAGCCCATATATGAAAGCAGTTATAATGCCTCCCGTATATTGGTAGAGGCAGCATTAACTCAAGATCAGATCCAACAAATATTTGCAGCAGTAGCCAATGGTGCCAAAGCCGGCGGCAACGTCGCCAAAGCCGGCGATGCACCAGCAAGTAATAAAACCATGTTGGGCAAAGGAACTGAGGCCATCAGCGGCGCTTGGAATAAAGTCAAGACAGCCATCAGTCAGTCAGGACCTGTATCGGGATTTGACGTAACGGTTGACAAACTTCAGGGCAGCCTATTGCAGGCAGCCGGCGGTCAATCAGGTGCTGTGGGTAAAGCCATACAAAAATATCGAGAGTTTGCTACAGCTCATCCAGTGATGCAGGGTGCAATCTATGCTGGTCTAATTGCGCTGGCTGGTATCAGTGGTGCTGGGTTGGGTGGTGCAGCCATAATTGGCGGTATCAAAGTGTTTGACCGATTGCTGCAAGGCGACAAGGCCAGTAGTGCAATATGGAAAGGATTCAAGACTGGTGCAGTAGCTTATGGTGCTGGTCAATTGGGCCAGGCAATGCAGGGTGGCCCAGCTCCAGATCCCACTAACATGGGCGTAAACATTGATGCACAAGATTATGGGAGTGATCCTTCCATAGCTGATTATCCAGAGATCAATGGACCTGAGGGCACTGGTGGTGGAACTGGTAGTATGCCTACGCCCATGCCGGGTTCAGAATATGCGGTGAGAGCCGGTGACAATCTGAGTACCATTGCTCAGAATAACCAAGTGAGTGTTGAGGAATTATTAAAAGCCAACCCACAAATAACGCATCCTGATCAAGTGTATGCTGGGGAAAAGATACAGATTCCGGCAGCCACCAACAGCCCAGTTTATGCCAATGGAGTTGGCACTAGTGCAGATACCGCAGCCAAGGTTGCCAGTGGCCAGTATGTTAATCGAGTACGTGAGAGTTTACGTGAACATTTCCGCAATCCCTACATTGATTGGTCACGTACTACACTAAATGAAAGCACTGGCACAATGATGATATACATCACTGGGGCTGGAGTGCAGAAAGTATTTAAGAAAGTCATAAGTGAGGGCGTATGGGACAGCATCAAAGGTGCAGCCAAGAGCGGTTGGGAAGGTGCAACCAACAAGATCACTTTAAACAAGTTAGACATGAACTGGCGCAGAAGTGCTAAATTAGGCAACGAGGCCAGTGTTGACAGTGAACAAGTCAAACAATTTTTACGTGATCAAGGTGTAACTGACGTTCTGATCAACAAAGTATTCCAAGATTTAAAATTGGATGCAGCAACAGGGGCAGCACCAGCAGCAGGGGCAGCACCAGCAGCAGGGGCAGCACCAGCAGCAACCACTGGTTCACCGTTCGACAATCCCAATAAAATGCAACAGGAATTTGACCAGTTTATGAAAGCTGGTGGAAAACTGCCACGAGAAACATATGGACTGATTGCTCAATTGCTACGTGATGCTGGTAAACAATTGATGGAACACATTGCCTATCTGAAATTCCGTAGAGCATTAAGAGAATCAATGAAATGATGCGTATATATGAAGGCGGTAATGCTATACCTACATCTGTTCCAGTGGAACAAGAGGATGTGCCCACAGTGGTGGCCGCAGCCAAAAGAGAAATGCCACAACCATTCATCAAGAGGCTGCAATTGAATATTGGCTCAGCTGGATTTAAGATTGATGCTGCTGGTAAGCCCATACCATCCGGTGATATTGATATAATGGTTGAAGCTGGTGATGTAGTGGCTGTATTCCAGACACAAGACCACCCCAAGGACCCTGTGTTGGCCGCCAAGAAAGCCATGCAAACTTATTTTGCAGCCAAGGGTATTGAAGCCAATGTCAACGGACGCAATGTCAGCATTGGTGTAGTATATCAAGCTAAATCAGGTGAACAAAAAACAGCACAAGTGGATCTCATGGTCATACAGGATGCTGACATAGTTGCACCATATCATCAGCACGGCCCACGTGGCATGTATTCGGATCCTGCATTCAAAGGACAGGCCAACTTTGTATTGATGAGCAGCATTGCCAAACACCTGGGCCTGAAATTTGACGCATTTGGTGCCAAGTTGGCTCGGCGTGATACTGGTGAAGTGGTGGGACGCACACGTGATGAAGTGGCTAAGATATTATTATCGCCACAGGCCACTGGTGATGATTTAAATTCACTCAAGAGCATGATAGCAGCATTGGCCAATGACCCTGATCGGGACGCCAAATTGGCACAAGCACGTGGTGACGCAGCCAAGGGGCTGATTACTCTGCCCGAGAGCCGTACCAACAGCCCAGCTGACTGGTTCAGAAACATAACAAAACTATTATGAAAATTTCGGACATTATAACAGAAGGCGGTTGGGACACTACCCTGACACAGGGTACGGTATTGCACCCCAAGGTTGTAGCAGTGGCCTTGCAAGTAGTAGATCGATTTGTTGCAGACTTCAATAAGTTTGCACAGGCACAGGGCATGGGCGCCATTCGACGTGGTCGCCCCACTGGATCCAGCGCATATCATGAGATAGATTCGCAAGAGCATCCTGACAAGATCTACGGAGATATTGACCTACAGATGATTGCTCCAGAAATCGATGGTGCTACGTTTGCACAATTTACATCGTATTGGAACAAAGCAACTTTTGATTTTGTTCAAGCTGGCCATGCCCCATATGTAGACACTACAGAAAGCAAGCCTGGTCATCCTATCTTTAAGGTGGGTGCCAAGGACTATGTGCAAATAGATTTTATGTGGCATCCTGAACAGTTGGCCAATTGGGGTGCTACTCGCGTCACGCCCGAGCGTGGTGTCAAAGGATTATTGACTGGCAACATGTACAGCGTATTAGGCGAGTTGCTGGACATCAGCATCCAACATGCTGGTGTGCAACTAAAGGTCATTGATGGGCAACATGTTCCCTTCAGCAAACACAAAGGCACAGAGGTACGTACCATTAGTACAAATCCTGCAACATTTATATACGATCTATTTGTGTATCAGGCACAGGAACTGGGCATCAAACGTCCCAAGATTGACCCCATGTTAAAACAATTCCCCGGTAATGACATCAACGATGTCAAAATCAGTAAACTGGTCAAGGGCGTCAAAGGCTTTGCTCGCAGTGCAGAATTAAATAAAATGTTTGGCCAGGGCGACTTTGCTAACTTTGCATCAGCCGATGATTTTATCGGTAAATTCTGGCAACGCTATGAAGAAAAGGCACAGATTGATATAGCCGGTAAGAAACGTGACAAGGCACAGACTCCAGAAGCCAAGGCCCGTGCTGAGCAGGATCGACAGAAGATACAACAGGGACTTGACATGGTCCAAGGACTGTTTGCATGAATTTAGAATTTATACGACCGTTACTGGAAGGTGCCCGAACTCCCCATCCAGAGGATTTCATCTTCTCAGGTAGTTCTGCTGCCATGGACGCCATCAATGGCATAGTGGGTGCTGTACAAAATCCGCAAACTGTCAGCATCAAGTGGGATGGAAGTCCTGCTATCATATTCGGTCGCAGACCAGCTGATGGTAAATTCACCATGAATTACAAAGAGTATATCACCAGTGCTGGTGGTCAGGTGACTAGTAGTCAAGAGCTGTATAAATTCTTTAGTGATAACGGAAAGAATCCCATAGTTGCTGAAAAATTGGCTGAAATATTCCCTGCTGTGGCCAGTATTGTGCCACAGGGATTCAAGGGATTTGTTCAGGGTGACCTGATGTGGAGCGATCCTGTGCCTTTGCAGGGTAACAATTTTGTGTTCAAACCCAATCCATATGGTGTTACGTACACAGTGGACAAGAATAGTCCCATCGGTAAAGAAATAGCCGGCAGATCCGTGGGCCTGGCTGTACACAGCTATGGTACAGACATTGAGCCCAGTAAAGAAAGTCCGCTGGTGGGCAGACAGAGTATGCAAGGGCTGGGTGGACTGAGTGGTACCAATAATGTCATTACAGTATTCACTGGCAAC